CCATCATGAGGAATACGCAGGAACTGTGAGAAGCTCTTTGCAAATGCTGCTTCTTCACACTCGATGATCTCAAACAGTGGCATGATATAAGGATCATCATTCTTATCCTTTCTCAGAACAGAACCTTTCTTATCTGTCTGCCAGTCAACGAGCTTAAGTGTATATTCTCCATCCTCGGCTGCCTGTGGTTCAACAGCACCATCCAAATCTTCTTCTCCATCTGTAAAATCTAAAAAACTTTCTCCCATGTTGATCCTCCCTTTCTTTGTTGATTAGTTTTCTAATCGGTTAATTATTGACTGTATTCTGGCTGTATTAAGTCTAACAGTTTCTACTATATCTTTTATGTCAGTAGCCACAATTACCAAAGGTTGTGAAATTTTCTTATCAACTTCCTCTGGTTCTGGAAAAGCTTCTGTTAGAAGATTATTTAGACGGTCCTCCAAAACACCTACAATATTATCTAGATCATTTACTCTATCTCTACCCTTACTAAGTATCTCAGGTATCTGACAATTTGCTTCTATACATTTTCCTTTTTGTTCTATCATTCTTTCACCTCCTCTTTAAGATCCTTAAACAACGGCTTATCTGTTGTATCAAGTCCACACTTTTTCATAATAGCTTTTATGTCAGGTGGCTCTTCCTTATTTAGTTTTCCTCCTCTCCCCAATCTTGAACCTGCCTGAATTCCATAGACAGGTTTTGTTAGTAATTCTCGTGTTTCAGCTTTGTAATCCTTGATTCTGAGATAATAAATCTCACTGAAAAGAGCAGGAATTCTCTCCCTCAGCTTACCCGTTATCATAATCCCAAGATCTCCAACTGCATTACCTTCACGATCCTTAGGCTGATCAGAATGTCCCAGCAAGACACAGTTACATGGCAAGGATAAGAATTTCCTCATATAATTTTCTATAAATGCCATCTGTGGAAGCCAGTCATTTTCCTGAGGAGCTCCTCCAACCTCTCGATCTTTCTTAACCTTTGCAGCCCGTCTGATTACCTCATACATCACAACCTGTGCCCATGTAGTCATAGAATCAATCGCAAATGTACCTACATGAGAGAAGAAGTCCTTACGATAGAGATAATTGAACTCATCCTCCCAGAGCCTACAAGCCTTAGGTGCAAAAGGATCTTCCTTCTCAAACCTTGTATCAACCAAGACTTCACCTTTGTCTATCATATCCCTGAGAACCAGTGTTCCACCTGGATCAAAGCTATGAACAAAAATTGGCTTTGGACAGGTTCTGAGTAGAGAGGTCTTACCAGTCTTAATAGGCCCGTGAACTATGGCGTTAAAGGTAAGATTGCGGGGATCTTCATCATACATCTTTTTGATCTCTGCTGCATGTTTCTTTATTGATAGTAATGTGCTAATCTTTATCACCTCCCTCTTCTTTAACCCTTTTAGCTCTAAGCTCTTCTATAAGTATGTCTTCTGTAAGTCTCATAAATCCAATTATCTCATAGTTACTAAAGCCTTCTGTATGTCTTTCAATACCACTATTCTCACCATCATTTGTAAATATAATTGTAGCCTTCTTAATTGATTGTTCTTTAAGCATCTTTACCTCCTTTTAAAACTGATACTATAATATTAGCTAAAGCTGCTATTGCGGCTCCTTGTTTTCCAAAATATTCAGCAACATTTCTTCCATTAAAAGATTGACCTTCATAATGTTTAGCATCTTTTTCCATATCAGATATTATCATTTCTAAAACTTTAATCTGTTTTTCACTCATATCACCTCCCTTATAGTTTATTAAGCATAACTCTCGGCTCTTCTGCCAGAGGATTCCAATGTTCAATCTGAAAGCCTATCGGGGGCCTCTCAACATGCTTAAGTGGGTTAGCCCAAGCCATACAAAGATCATGATAAGGACAACCACTCCAGTTAGTACAACCTGTAGGATTCATTGGAAAGGCTTTCATGATATTATCTTCTGCTGAACACTCAGCCAATAGGTTAAAGTTCCATTCAATCATATCAAGCCACCAGAGCATAGTATTCAGCCAAGCATTCATATTGCTAGGTGATTTATAAACTGGAACTTCCATAAAGTCAAAGTGCCTGAAAGGATCTTTTAAGTCTTTCTTAGCATCATCTTTAGTCTTCTTAAAGAACGTTCCGTCAACTATTACACCACGAACGTCTCTCTCCTCATACAGACAATAAAGTACGTGAGAATATGTACCAACCTGAGGTGACAGATACCATTGAAGATTCCAGTTCCATGTTGAACTACCTGTTTTGTGCTCACGTGAGATGATTCCATGAGGTCCTTCCATAATAGTATCCATCTTAAAGGTAACAACACGATCTTCGGACAGGTTGATAGTTCCACCTATCTCAACCATAGGAACTCCATTATGAGAGAGAATCTTATAATCACGTTCTTCATCTTTATGTCTGTTTGCGTAAGCTGCGAGGGCCACAAAAGCTCTTGAAGGTATCTTTGGTGAATATATCTCATCATCAGACTCATCAAAGTGAGCTCGATAGTATGGGAGAAAGCCCTTATAATAAGCTTTTTGAACACTTTCAACTGAGAAATCTGACAGATATAACATAGCCAAAGCTTCATGCCATGCTGAGCCAAATATCAGATGAATGTTAGCACTGGCAGGTCGCCAGCCAAGGACATACTCGAAAAAATATTTTCTCCAACATTCCATAGCCGTCTTTACCTTTGATGCATCCTGGATTTCCCAAGAAGGTGCGGGCGGCACAGGATAGGAGAGATCTTTGTTATAGTATGGCATTAAGAACCTCCCGCTATAATTATATCATTAATAAAGGTTTGTATCTTATATGATATAGTTAGTGATGTTCTTCTATGTTTTACTGCCATAAGATCAATAAAATTAAGAAGACTTTCATTAAGGGCTTTAAGTTCCAGATTATTCCAATCATGACCATTTCTTGATTCATCCTTTTTCATAGATTTTTCTAAACTATTTATAGAAGAATCTCTTTCTTCTTCCTCTTTCTCCTCTATCGTTACCTTATAACCCTTGCCAGTCTGCTCATACAGAGTATGCATTATATTATCAATATTAGCAAAGGTTTCTGTCTCATGAGCCTGAATTATTCCTCTGAGAGAATTCTCAAAAGGAATTTCTTCTTTTAGTCTTTTAAGATCATCATTAAGAGTCTTTTGATTTTCTTCATAATCATTCTCATACTGAACACTATCCTCAACATTTTCTTTAATAATAGCCTTAGTCTCTTTTATCCATCTTTCTATCGTTTCTTTATCTCTCATATTTATACCTCCTTTAAAAAATCTTAATGTAAATCTTCCTGTAGAACTCTCCTACCACACAAACTACACACAAGCACTGGACCTTGAATAACTTCTCTTTTTCCTGAAGGTGAGATAATCTCTGATAGAATTCTCAACTCAACTCCATTAATAAATGCTTCTCCACTACAATTAGAGCACTTATAAATAGGAAGCTCATTTGGATTAATATTTAGCTTAGTCTTTTTAGGTCCATGATTACCATTGATTTCTTGTACTGTCATTAGCTCTCCTCCCTTTCTAGAACTCTCTTCCATTTACGTTTAAGTCTCAGATACTCATCCCATGAGACACCAATTTCATTACATTTATCTCGCTGAAAGCCTGCTGATTTACCCCTGAGAATTGCCAGAAGTGTTAACTCTGCTTTATTATCCTCCTGGTATTGGGTTAGTGGCGGCTCAGGAGGAGCCTTTTCTTTACCTATAATAATCTTAGTTACTGGATCGTCCATCTTTAGATTCCTCCTTATTCTTCTCTTCTTTTATTACGTCTAATAGACTTTGTAGTACTACCTTTCTATCATTATATACTTTCATGGTATCTTCTGCAAAATCTATTCTCTCTTCAATTAGTTTTATAATATCTTTTGCTCTCATAGCTCCTCCTTGTCTCCAATAAGAATTCTCTCTATATATTCCTTCTTTCCCTTATAAGTCTTAAACAACAACAGATTCAACCGCCTATGTTTAAGGGCAAAGATAAATGCTGCTATCAAGTTCATAATAGTCAGCCCTGTTACAAGAATATAATCATCTTTCTTACTCTTTCGTAACACTGGATAAAACATCCTGTAGATTCTACTTGTATTAAATCTATCAACAGAGTTCTCTGACAAATATACCAGCTTGCCAAATGCTTTCGCAGCCGAAAAGTCGTGTACGGATTTGTTAGTTATATAAACAGTCGGCTTCGGCATAAGATTCCCACCTCCTTCGTTCGTTTTTCGGACATAGTCATAATATTCCCTCACTTTCTATCTCTTCTGGATTCTTCTCTACAATCTCCATACAAAGGCCAAACCTAGGTACTCCACCTGATGTTATATTCTGATACTGAACATGGGCATACTTGTCAGGAAGGAGATGCCTGTCTTTCCAAAGCTCTCTTCTCTCCTCATGCGTGAGTCTTCCTGCTCCAATCTTAAAAAGTGTATCATCAGAACCACAACATCTCAGCGCACCCAGCATACCAAGCGGCGTACTATGAGTACTAAAAGCCTGAAGAGGTTCCATTATCTTATAGAAATCATCTTTCTTAGGCTTGAACTTCATACCAAAACGAGAACGTTTACGAGCATAACCAGCTCTCATGTGTCTTATAATTATACCCTCATAGCCAGTATCTATTAGCTTTTTGTAAATCTCCATAAGTTCTTCCATATTATGAGCTACAAAGGATGGAACTATCTTAATTGGACTATCTTCTGGAATAGATAACTCTGAGAGTTTTGTGGTTCTCTTAAGCTGAGGTTCATCCGATATATAGTCAAATATATGATACTCCATTGTTTCAGATAGCTCATGCATATTAGTAGTTCTACTGACTATTGAATGTATCTCTTCAAAAGTCTTACCATGAAGATAGAGTTCACCATCTAATTCTTCAAATGAAAGATGATTAAAAGAAGAACTAGCAAACTTATTAATATGTGGAACTGATATAATTTCATTACATGTAGATGATAATAGTTTATATCCAGCAGAAGTCATAACTGCTCGACAACGCTCACCATCAAGTTTAGCTTGAACTATCACAGGCCAAGTCCATCCAAATTTAGGCTCACATAGACGGCGTTCCTCAAAAGGATAGAATAATTGTATTCCTGATCGCTTACTCATTATCTTCTCCTTTCTCAGTAAACCTTACTTCTGACACTTTACTTCTTTCATCCCAGTTTGTGAGCAGATCATCTTTAATACTAATCATTAGTACGTTACAGCGATGATATTCTGCTCCAACTAGAACATTTGAATTTCTCATTCTTGTTAGATCTCTTATTATACCATCTAACAGAAGCTTTGAATTATCTCTTCTATCTGTCCATCTTTCTTTGTCCATCTTTTTAGCCATAAGTTCCTCCTCTTGACAAATGTCTCCATTATAAGCCAAAAAGAAGCGGAAAGAGTATATCATTTTCCCTATCTCTTTCCGCTTCTGTTTTGTGCCTGATCATGTTAATCTTTAGGCATTCTTACGTTCCATAAGACGGGCTATCATAGCATCCTGTTCATTCTCATCAAGGCCAGAGAAATATGTCTCAGTTGCTTTACCCATGTCAGCAGGAATTTTCTCTAGTGCAACACCAGGTTTGTACTTACCCATGAGTGCTTCAATATCACCCCCAGATTTAAGATATGATCTGAGACCTGCTTGAAGTCCGATTTTCATCTTGCTACGAGCATTAGTGAAGACCACGTCAGCCCCAAACAACTCAACCATATCCGCCAGATTATCTCCATAATCATAGAATACGATTGCTTCCTTGCCGTCTTTTCTGGCCACAACCTGAATAGAACCTATCTTATCAGGAGCCTGATTGTTCATAGTGCATACGTTAGTAAAACCTGCCACAGGAGTTACTTCTTCATCATTAGTTACTTCTTCAATTCCGTCTTCTTCTGTCATAATTCCTCCTCTTGTTAGTATTCAGTTGTTAAAAGATAATGGTGTCATTTCCCATTTATCCCCAATATACATACTCTCAAACCATCTGTCAAACATTATTTTTTTCAGTGTGTTTTTGTAGATGATTGCTCTGTCAATAGCTTCTTCATAAGTCATCTATTTCTTACCTTCAGTCTCTTCCGCCCTCTTTGCTCTTATATCTAAGAGTTGCTTAAGGAGTTCATCTGCCTCAACATCTGACAGAGCGCTTATGTCTTTCTTCTTATCCTTCATCTTTGTAATACGATTCTTGATAATGTTGATCTTACCAGCTCGGATAAACAGAACCCTGTCAATCCGCTCATACTCACGGGCAAGCTCTCCACAGTTGGTCTCCATCTGTACTACAAGCTGCCTATGCTTGTTGATCCTAGTTCGTTTCTCTAAGATTACTTGATGAAGGTTCTTCATTCGATCTTTCAATGTTTCTGTCTCTTGATCTTTCAGTATTCCTGAGTTTATCATAGTTCACTCCTCTATATAAGAATAGTATTGATTTACGAGATGTCTTGCGTTGACCTTTCTTACGTCTTATCACGTTGACTCACCTCCCTCTTTCTTTTCTGCTAAGAATACAGTTGCTTCCATTCTGAGTTTCTCCTCAGTACTGATATTATCTTCAAGTCTGTTAGGTTTCTCAGCACCCTTCATTCTATGAGCATTTCTCAGATGTGTGAGTTGTTTAGGTCTTCTTTTAACTGGTGCATAGACTGTTACCCATGCTTGACATTCCTCACTAAAGTATTTTCCTAGAATCTTTGTCATAAGAACAACCTCCATCTTTGTACGAAAAACGAACGTAGTTAT